TGAGATATTTTACTGCCACCGCGATACTTGAATATACACATCTACCAAACCTGACCTCCCCCGTCTTAGGATTGTAGTACCCCTTCATACCATTCAAAACTGCTCTGTGTATATCACCCATATAAAAAATACAATATTATAATAATCAGGTGAAGATGGGTTTGTCAATTATTATGGGGAATATGTTTTCTGGTAAAACTTCAGAACTTATTCGACGACTTAAGCGTTTAAAAGTTATCGGAAAAGATGTGATGATTATAAATTCTGCAAAAGATACCAGGTCCCCTGAGGAAATTCTCAAAACGCATGATAATGTAAAGTTTGATTGTCATAAAGTGTTTGACCTATTTGAACTTATGAATAGAGATGAGTTTGACATGGCTGATATCGTCGCCATAGATGAGGCACAATTCTTTCCTAATCTCAAAAAGTTTGTTGAGTGTTGTCTACATGTGGGTAAGTCTGTCATATTGGCTGGTCTTGATGCCGATTCTTTTCAGCAAAAGTTTGGTGAACTTATTGATTGTATCCCACTGGCATGTGATGTGACCAAACTTTCGGCATTCTGTATGCGCTGCAATGATGGAACTCTAGGTCCTTTCACTAAGCGAATTGTAGACGACAAAACCCTAGAACTCATAGGTGGCAGTGATATGTATGTAGCTGTGTGTCGTAAGCATCTCTAAAACCTTTTTACATCTAGGATGAGTACGACCCGCCTATCACTCCCAGTTTTAGTGACTTCATGGTATCTCGCGTGATCGAATAAAAAGTCTTCACCATCACGATGTTGATGTGGACCTCTCTCGGTATAAAGTGTGCAATCACCCCCACCCTTTATAGTAAGATGATATCGTAGTAATAAATTGGTTTCAGCTCTATGAGGTGGGATAGCCATAGGTCCATCCATAACTGCAAACAATGCAGTCTCTTTATGAATTGAGGGAATTAGATCGACGAGTTTTTTCAAGTCAGGGAAGTCCTCAACCTTATAGAAATAGTAGTCATCGTTCTTTTCAAACCAAGGGTCCAAGTCATGGAACATATGTTTCTTGACAGTCTTTGAAACATTTTCAAACTCTTTTCGAATTTTTAGGTGATGCAACTTAATGAGCCATAACCCTGGATAGTCTCGAACTGAATAGTTAGATGCGTAAAGAAATATATCCAGGAGGGCATTCCGAATTCCAATCAGTGGTCGTCGGGGGTTATTGAAATACAGTAGATCTATCGGAGACTTCAGGAAGTCATGAAGGATTAGACCCGCTGAAGCTAACAGGACACTCCACATTATTTTCTCGGTAGATAATAAAAATGCCTGGATACGGTACCGATACCTACGCTGTCACCCCCGCCCCTACTGAGGAAGTCAACACTCTCGAGAAGCGTTTCGTGATGCCCAATCTTCCCGTATTGACCATCGTCCAAATCATGCTCGTTGCGACTATCGCTGGGTATGCCTGGACTTCTCGCAAGATTAATGGTGTCGTCGTGTCTAGCCTTGCGCTGACCGTCGCCCTTCTCCATGTATACGATCACATGTACCGTGTGAAGCGTGGTCCCGAGCGCCTTTTCTTCCTTCCCCAAAAGGAAGCCTATGGGTGCCAGGCGTGCAAGTAAATTATGTTAGTAAAATATAAGTATGCGCGTCAAAATTATCAAGAGCCCTAACTCTAAAAAGAAATTTAGGGCTGTTTTAGAAGACGGCAGGACTGTTGACTTTGGTGCCAGTGGGTATTCAGACTACACCAAACACAAGAATCCTTCACGTATGCGTTCCTATGTACTCCGCCACGGTGGACGAGTACCTAAACGCACCATAGCAGAGAGAGACCCCAAGAAAATTCAGGACAGGATGTTGAATGTAGACTACAGCTTCTCAGAGAATTGGGGAATAAGTGGTATCAACGGGGCTGGCTTTTGGTCACGTTGGTATCTCTGGAGTTATCCATCTTTTGAGGGTGTCAAGAAGTTCATGTCTAAGAGGTTTGGAATCACATTCCACAAAATTCCCTAGCGGCTATTTCAACGTAGTTTACTGACGCACCCAATGGTTCCATCGCTTCATTCATTATAGTCCCACCTTTTTTCATACCTCCAATAGTTAGTATCTCTCCAGGTTGGTTGTAAGGAGGAGCGGTTCTAGTAGCTCTTATTTTATTAACAGTAGCACAAAATTTTGCAACTCCATCTGGATTGGATTTACGAATGTTCTCCACCTGTAACTTATTTTCCTTATCAGTTTTCTTACCAGTTCTTCCCTTATAAAAAGTATTTATAAATGGCGCCTGCGCAACTAAATCCCCAATTCCCGTCACTTTCCTGAAGTGAGGTCCAGTCCTAGGAATCAGACCAGCGAAAAAGACGGCTGCTGAAGAGGATGATGAACAACATGAACAAAAACAAAGCATGAGGAGTAGTGTAGCAGGTTTCATACTTATTCTATTTTATAATTATATTTTAATTTAATTTCTTCAAACTTTTTAAAAAATCGAATCATCGTTCCAAGGCGTTCATAGAGTTCCTCACCGAGGTACTGCTCTACGAATTCTTCCGTGATTTCATTATCATTCCGACGCATCTGTATCGCATAGTTCTTTATGACTTCATATGCGTCACCCTCCCATTCTACCAAAACTTTCTTTACCTCTTCAAGATTCATTATTTATTCAGTCCTCTTTTTTTTAAAGCAGTTTTCAGTTCAGCTAAAAGTTTAGCACGAGTATTACCACCAGGTGCTATGGGGCGAGTGGCTCGGGGTGGTGGAGGTGGTGGAGGAGCACTAGTTATGGGAACAACGACGGTTCGACAAATACGAATAACTCTTTGAGCATTCTTGACACTATTCTCAAAGTTCATGGTGATCTTGGCACGAAGTTCCCTGGCTGTAAGTTTTACACGTTTACCCTGAACAGTCTTGGTGACACGAAGACCTAACTTTTTTGCTTTATTTTTGAGATCCCTATATTGCATATACTAATAGCTAAGAAAATCATAAAAGGTTTCAATATCTTCATCCACGATCATATCAGAAAACTCGAGTACGTTCAATTTCATATATCTGTACACACGTCGTATTGTGATACCTGAGGTGTCCAAATACATAAATATCGTATACAGTATTTCATCATCCAACACACCCATAGCAATTTTAAACTTACCGATAGACAATTCATATGTTCCATCACCATTATGACTGAGTAGTTGTCTTTTTATAAATTTTTCAGTATCATTTTTAGGTTCTAATCCTATTCGATTTGAATCCAATAATTCACGCACCCCTGGTGCAAGTTTTTTAAGAAATTGACGTTTCTCTGGAGTCATCCCTATTAGATGTTGAGAAAATCTATTATAAAGATAAATTGTAAAAACAGGTTAAGATGAGTGAGGTACATGAACTTAAAATATTGATTCACAAAGTTTTACTTCCAAGAATAAGACAACTCGAAGGTGATGTTTCATCACTAAGAAAACACACATGGCCATATGTACAGGGTAAACGGGAGAAACATCAACTTGACGGCATCGAGGTGAAGAGAGAGTTCTTAAAACATCTCGATGAGGACACAATTAAGGAACTTTTACTTGAAAAGGCAAAAATTTCATCTATGACTGGATTTCACAGGAGAGAATATGCTATGGTAAATAATTTTTGTTGACGTAATATAAATGGGACTTGTGTTTTCTTTGCCAGGTCTCAGTCTCTTAAAAGGAGATGATAAACCTATGGATCCTAAATACCTTATTGCGAACATAGTGAGTATACTGTGCTCCATGTTGGTAGTGTATGGTGTTATAAAGATGCCTTTCAAAACACCACCAATGCTCGCGATAGCGTGTTGCAGTTCTTCATGTTGCAGTTCTACAACCGCTAATGTGGTAAAAGACCTAAAAAAGCGTATTTAAAAAAAATCATCTGTGCGGTACATCTTTATCGCGAATGAACCAGTTTTACCAGTAACGGTCACTGTTTCATTTCCATAAAGTTCCTGGCACCCAATGTCTTCCATACATTCACGCGAATTATGACTCACGGAAATTGGATACAGGTTCTCACCACCCGTAGTTGTATAGTAGTGGTAGCGATCACGTCTTCCCCGAACTTCCTTACCATAGAGGGGGAGTGTCTCACCTGAACCCACTAAAATACCCATCTGTTGCATTTGACCGGGTTTATACTTCTTGATAGGGGGTCCCCTAAACTCGGGTTCATGACGAACTTCCTGGGACCGCCTTGGTCTAGGAGGTACCATCATCGTAGGAACCTTTACTGGGACTTTAACAACTCGAGGATTTTGTATGAGATACACGATGAATACTACCAATGCGATTAGTACGACCCCCATGAGCTGAGTCTTTTGTTTGTTCTTCATATACTATAGTTAAGGAAAATGTTTGAGATAGATATATGAAGGATATAACCATTCTTGAAACACGATATAGCTGATGCGTTGTGTATGATTATATTTGATAATTTTAGGTCTTGTGTTCACTTTTTTGACAAGTTCAAATATATTGGTGATTCACCAATAAATTATATATAGATATATTAGATGCCAACAGTAAAGCAACTTCAGAACGCCAAGACAAAATTGAAGAAGACGACCAAACCTATTGGGAATAAACCTACTATACCTACAGCTGCTCTTCTTCGTCTTATCGCCGCCGACCCCAAGATACGAAGAGACAAGAACTTCCTCAAGGCTGTTCAGGAGTACGCGAAACTTCGTCGTTGAGAGTGGTGAGTGCATTTGAAACACATTCAAACATATCAAATATTTCATTCACATTCCTCCTTTCAAGTGCCTTTTTGAGTTTATCGATGTTATACTCAACTGATTTCTTCTCCTTATTTAATTGTGTTTCAAGTTTTTCGATTTTTTTATCGATAAACTTGGTCGTGTTCTCGATATTGACATCAATATTCTGGATTTCATTTTCATATAATGTTCGTTGCCTCTCGAGAATCTCTCTCTTTACATCCGATCCACATCGGTCAATTTGATTGTCGAGACGTTCAAGCTTTACTTGGAGTTCTTCTAAATTTGTTACATATGTTGTCTGATACAACTTCTTCGCATTCTTTAGACTGATGATTTCCTTACACAGTTTAGTATCCATACTATATTTTCATCTTGGTGTGAAGCTTTAAATTATTTAAATCTTCGACAAATCCTTTAAAATGCCCTAAACGATATTGTACGAATGCCCAAAGTGCGAAAAAGAGGGTCTTTGTCATTTTATTGACTTCAGTGTCTTCCATTTTATATATAGGTCCAACGAGACGTCCCATGAATGTTTCTTCTTTATGTTTACCTGTCACTAACATCTCAGCCTGTGTCAATGCACATGTATCATCATTCACTGACCAGTGGTAGAAGATGAATGGTATGAGCATCGAATAAAATTCTAAATTTTTTTGATTATTCATGAATGGAACTATCAGAATACCAAACAAGAAAATGAGATGAATTAGGAATATTATATTCATCTACTATAAGATGACCGAAGATAATATTATGGCAGAAATGTGGAATGAGTACCACGAGAATGTACTTCGCCAGTGGGGTGAGGCGTCTGCATGTTATCGGTATATGCACCACCGAGCTTTTCTCACGTATAAAAAACTGAGTCTGCGTTTCAGTTTACCTGTAATTGTTCTTTCGACAATCACAGGCACGGCAAACTTTGCACAAAGTTCGTTTCCAGAAAGTATAAAGGGTGGAGTACCCGCAGTTATTGGTGGTATGAACCTCATAGCTGGTCTCATCGCAACAATCATGCAATTCCTGAAAATCAATGAACTCATGGAGAACCACAGGACGAGTGCTTTAGGTCACGGTGGGCTTTCTAGGAATATTCGCCTCCAGTTGGCTCTCCCCCGTGACGAGCGTAGTAAGGAGGGTCTCATTTTTGTGAACGAATGTAAAGGTATATACGAAAGTCTGCTGGAACAGTCCCCCCCAATCCCCAAAGAAATATTGAAAACATTTGAGAAAGACTATCCAATAGAAGGTGTATTTACAAGACCTGAGATATTGAATGTGCGTCCTATTCCACTCTTAAAATTACCAAAAACTATAGAACCTATCCGAGCTATAACAAAAAATACTCCATTCGAGAAAGTTGGTGAGTACTTGGCACCTCCTATTGAGGAGGAAGAGGAAGAGGAAGAAGAGGAAGAAGAGACAGACGTCGAGCAAGGTACACCAACAGAATAAACATGACCACATTGGTCAGAATTCCACATGCAACGTATGGTAAAATTTTCCTTTTTAAAGGTTCTACGATACGTTTATGTAGTGCGTCATTCTCGAGCACCAAATCTATGGCCTGATTAGTAAGATCATCAATGGATTCTTTCATTAAAGTAGTGGGGCAAAAAAAAGATCCCATTGTAACGACAATTCATACGAAACAAATTGAACTTATTCGTAAGTACATCAGTGAAAGGAAGAATGTGTTCATTTGTGGTGCATCTGGTGTAGGTAAAACATATGTACTTCGGGCAGTATTACAGGGACTGAATCATGTAGAACTTCAGAGTGAACATCTTAAAAGTAAATCTCTATTTCTACCATTTATAAAACCCTCAACCAAGCATGTATTTATTGAGGATTACGACCCGGTGTTTAAACCTATAATTGAACAGGTGTCAGATGGTAATCGTTTATCCCGTGGTTCTCTACTTGTCACAAGCACTAATATGTGTATGTATCCAAAATTTGAGACAGTGTTTATTCCCCGACACAAACCAGAAGTTCTAATGACACTGACAGATGAATCAGGTCATAAAGTACAGGATGCAGCCATCCGATCTCAAGGGAATATTCGTAACTTTTTCACCTATCTTGAGGGATATGATGAGATGGATGATTTCAAAAGTCCTAAAGAGTTTATCGCTGAAATTTTGACGGATCCTTCTCCAATTCAGATATATGATAGTATTTCTGAACATGGACACATATGGGACATTTTCCAAGAAAATTACTTAGACTCTACTGGTATAGACTTTGTACGTGCGTCGCGATCCTTTTCGGATGCAGACTTCTACGATAACCATATTTATGCACATGGAGAATGGAACCTCATGCCATACTTCGTGATACATGCCCTCACGATCCCAAAGACTGCACTTGGGGAACCCCTCGAAAAAGAGAAGATTAGACCAGGGAGTTGTTGGACAAAGTTTGGAAACTATAAGATGCGTAAACAAAAGTTTGAAGAAATCAAGAAGAAATCGAGGATGGGGTTGGGTATAGAGGAATTGTGCCTATTAAAGAAATATGCAGAAAAAGGAGACTTAGATCCTATGATAAGCTATAAAATTACACCCCAAGATTTTGATGTTATCAATCACCTTGCCGTCGGAAGTGGCTTAAAATCGAGAGATGTAACTAGAGTAAAGAAGGCACTCAAGAATGCCTACGACAGATGAAGAAAAAGAAATTGAAATCAACGACAGTGTCAAGACTATCGGAAATGAAATTCTCTTTTATGGTGACATAGATCGTGAAAATGCCTTAGAATTTGTTTTACAGTTCAAGAAACTTGAAATTGATATGTTGAAAAAGAAGGCGGAACTTGTTGGGTACGAACCACAAATTCGTATATCCATCATGAGTGATGGTGGTGACATATTCTCTGGTCTAAACATGATGAATGTCCTAGAACGCTCTAGGGTCAAGGTCGTCACCATCGCCCAAGGTTCCTGTTGTAGTGCAGCTACCTTTGTATTCCTGGGTGGTTCAGAGCGTCGCATAGGGAAGAATGCATACCTTCTGATTCACCAACTTACTACCGAGTTTTGGGGTAATTTCCAAGATCTTCGCAATGAGATGAAGACATCTGCAAAGTTTATGAAGATGCTCAAGAATATGTATATGTCAAAGACTGAAATTCCTGAGAGGAAGTTTAAACGACTGATGAAGAAGGACATCTATCTATCCCCAGATAAGTGTATCAAATATAAGATTGCCCACGTCGTTGACTGATCGTTGTCGATCGCTTGTACATCATCAAAAAACATACAACAATTAAAATAACACAAAAAGTATTTAGATTCATAGACACTGTTGCACTCTCTGGCATTTTAAGTCGCTCCATTCTACCATAATTTACAACGGGTAATGAGGACATCTATTTAAAGTTGAGAAATTAATTATTGAGTTATATAAATCTTTTTATGGACATAATTACAGAAACGAAGCGTATCACACCCGCAAGTAACTCCGTTTCTACCATCATGTTACATATATTATGGATATGATCATATGATAGTATTGGATTGTTCAAAATATCGATAATATATGGGGAAACACGTGCTGATATAGACTTGTTACCATGTTTCCTCCCTATATATAAAAACCTCTTACCCACGATGGATGTCATTTTCATCACCGATGAAATCGCCAGACCCATATATACTTCATTGATATATTATTATTTAGAGATTATGAAATATATTTATAATAAATAAATGAATAGAGTTGCAATCGATATCGATGAAGTTCTTGTTCCATTTCTCAATCCCATGGCTCGGTATCATAAACAGAAGTCTGGTATTCAGAAAACCGATAAATCTAAATACAGTTACGTCTATCGGGATATTTTTAATGTCACAGAAGAAGAATCTCAAAAAATGGTTCAAGAATTTTACAAATCTGGACACTTCCAAGTTCTTAAACCGATAAGGGGGTCCCAAAGGGCGATGAGGTCAATCCGTAACAATGCCGAAAAGATGTACATTGTCACGGGTCGTCAGGATGTTGTGAGGAAGGATACGGAGTTATGGATTAACTATTTCTTCCCAGGAATCTTCGATGATATCATTCTCACAAATAGTTACACCCCAAATGAAGTCAAGAAAGTTGATATTTGCCGAGCCTTAAACATCGGTCTACTCATCGACGATAATAAAGCCATATGCGACGAATGTATAGAATCTGGTATGATCGCCCTAAACTTCATAGGTACCCATGAGGAGGATGTGTACCCGTGGTGTGAAGAGAGTGAAATAGGTATCAAGGGGTGGTAAGATACATTTCAATATACAAAATAACTCGGTCCTCACTAGATACATTTTCCGCCCAATGTTTACATTTTGCATTCATCATGATATGTTTTCCATCTTCTTCCATGACATCCCCGATGACCGAATGGTGTAAAATACACCCCTTTGGACATTTTAAACCCAAATGATATGTACATTTATATCCCTCATCAACATTATCTGTATGTTCTTTTAATTTTACACCACCTTTCATCAAAGAAAATCCAGCAACCTGAATACCTTTTATTTGATGTAAGAGTTTAAATGTTTCGGGGCATTTCAAACAATTTCCAACGACAGGGTTACCTGACCAGATAAGGGGCCAACTAATCCAGTCATTTTGGACATGATCTTGTCCACCTTTTAACCAACCGTCACCACCCTGTGTATATTTTTCTATAATATCTGTCAAAATTTCAGATCCTTCCCACTCACCTTCAGGTCTTGGTTTATCACTAATGAAAATATCAGATGGTAACTGATTAAATTCATCACGTATAGTCTCCCAATGATGTTTGAGTTCTTTGAGTTTCATTATAATACTTTTACATTATAAATCAATTCCTAAAGTAATCATACGCTGTAGCACCTGTCAAAATGGTACCAGCACCCTTTACCTTTTTTGTTATAAAGTACAATAGAAATGAAATCATCACGAGCACGGATGCAAATGATAGGAGACCAACTCCAAATATTTTTGGAGGACCTTGACTAAAACTAGTGTCAGTGGGGTTCTCGGGATTATAAAAAACTTTAATAGTATTTCCGATTTTAGGTTCTATAAGATACTCTTTCTTTTTAGAGTCAGAATATTCTTTGTCGTTGACTGTATATTTAAAATCAATTGTGCAACTATATTTGGTAATCTCATTGATTATAATTGGTAAACACTTGTTATCTGTTATCACACCATCGACTTGTTTACTATACTTCTCTTTTCGTACCATAAGAAAACCACCCGAAGAACAACACGATAACGCAATTACGACTGCGAACAGGAGTCGAACAAATGCAATCGTCTGACCAATTTTATTGCCAGTGTTGATAACACCCATATACTATAAAAGTACGAATTTAATTTACAGATTCCTAATAGTACCGGTATTTGCTTTCATAAAAATAACTTCATCACACTGGCCACCTTTCATCACCATCTCCACCTCTCCACACACAGTTCCAGGTTGCTTGAAACGATCACACGCAACCTGGGTTCTAGTTGTTATATCCATGTTCTGACTATAGCCAATAAATGTCCGATCAACGATACCATCTTTATCCAAAGCCTCAACCGTAGCTTTCCAACAATAACTCCCAAATTCCCACTGTTTCGTGTCACTCACAGGTGGGGGTGGGGTATC